AAGATCACCGATGGTTGCCATTAGTATTTGACTCCCGCCATTCACATCAACGCCCCAATCTGGGCTGCCGTCGCTGGTTTTTCTTCCACTTCATCCGGTCGCCAATTCACACCATGAATGATGCACGCTTTCTTGATGTCGTTCGGCGTCTTTGGTTCATCCTTCGTCGACAACAATGCAGCCCCGAGAACCGCCAGTAATTCCACAACTCCGGCATTTCCAATCGGGCTGATTGCATCCTTGGCCACCCAGACATCAAGATCACCTGGCGACATTGATTCCAAAAGTTTGTTGACCGACGGAACGCCCCAGATCTCTGCAAGTTCGCAGGCAATCAGGTAGCGTCTGTCGGACCTGATTTTTTTTCCGCTTCGTCCTTGTCACTGTCGCCGTTGACCCGCTGACAAGCAGAGAAAATCCGGTCGATGATGAACACGCTTTGCAGCCCCAGCGCCGCAACGTCTTCCTGTGCAAAAAGTCGGTTTCCACTATCGTCAATACAGCAGGCGACGAGCATTCGCTCCCGCATCTGCCGTTGACGGACAACATCGTGTTCGCCCTTCTTGACGAACTGCATGTCAAACGCGCCTTTTTCCTTCGCGTTCATGCCTTTGACAGTGACGGAAACACCTTCACCCAACTCTGGTAACGGAACGATCTCCGTTGGCGTTTCCAAAGGTTTCAACAGTAACTCGCGGACATTCAGTGACATCTGCTTCTTTCTCAACGATTTCAAACGTTTTGTTTAAGAGTTCCGGAGCGCCATCTCGTGTTGCGAAGAACTCACATTTGAGCAATGGGACCGAATCATGTGACAGCTGAATTGTCAGGCTGCGAGTCTTCTCCGGAATCTCTGGGATGATTTTCCGGAGTTCGCAGAACAGTTCAGATACACCTCTGACTCTCACCATCTCAATCAATCCTCGTGGTCATCATCCCCGGCGATTTCGGCCACCATGGCCGCGTCTTTTTCTTCCGCGACTCGCTCAGCGAGTTTGGTCATGAGCATCGGATGGCCGCTCTCTTTTGCCTTCGCGATTTGCTCCGACGTGAACAGCGCCGCGCACTCTTCGTCTGCCGGCTCTGCGAGCCCGCAACCGACAAGCCGATACACTTCTGGGCCCTCAAGAATGCGGCCTACTTCGCGGATCCGTTTTTTGACGGGCTGTCCATTCACGACAGCATCCCGCAAAATGAACGTTCCTTCCGGAGCCCGGGAAGTCGCCTCATGCTCAAACGTAACTTTGACTTTCAAGGGATCACCTCAAATTAGGTAGGCCACGTTGGCTGGCCGTTGAGTGTAAATGTGACGTTCGCTTTCACGCCTTCATCTTTCGCGATCGTTTGCCCCACCTCGATGCCGGCAATCTTGTATGGCATTTCGGTTGCCCCCGTGTCGGCAAAGATGATCTTGCCGTCCAGCTGGTTGGCTTCCACGATCGTCGGCGTAGTGATTTCGTCAGTCAGAGCCTGATGGCCAGCATTTGCAGGCAGCCAGAACAGTTCGGCTGAGATATCTGGTGGCGTGCTGAACCCATTGGCCAGTCTTTTCATGCCGCTTGCTGACTGGCTTAGCGTTGTGCCATCGTATGTCTCTGATTTTGCACCAGACACATCGATCGAGATCACTTCAGCGATTGCTGCCAGCGATGCCGCAACGTCCATCTGCAGAACTGTGCCTTTTGATACCGTTGGCATGACTAACCCTTTCGAATTTCTATTTTCTTAGATGGCTGGTTTTGAACCGCTGAACTCATCTGACTGGCGATGTGTTCGAGAATTAGTTTTGAGTCCTCTCGATAGACTCTTTCGACGCGCTTTCGCGTATCCGTTCCTGATGTTTCGTATCGTGAATTTTCCGGAAAGATCACCCCGGCCACCGCTTGCAGCTCGCCCTTGCGATGAATCGACGTCGTATAACGTCGCGTCTTTGTTTGGAAAAGACGCCATCGACGCCATGGCTGCCAAGGCCGGTGCAAAGATTGAACTGTCTGCAAATGCTCGCCAGTTGGTGCGAATGCCATTGTGGGCTATCGCTCACCAGTCGCTGGCT